AAATGTAAAATTCTTAATGAAACGACAAGAAATTTTAATGCGTTTTCAAAAAGCAATAAAAAATATACAGAAACTTCCAGAAATAAAGCACAATTCACATTTTTATGACGTTTGTGAAACCTTTTCTCATATTATCAAACCTACAAAGCCAATTGATGTTGGGCGTTTACCATATTATAGTGTAACGCCATATTGTACTTATTCTGATAATAAAATTATTTGTATATTTGCATTAATTAGTTCTACGATGAAAATATTTTGGGATTTTTATATTGAAGAAAATAAAGATATTCTTGATTTTGAAATATATTTTGATCAGGATTATAGCTTGCCAAAAATGTCTACCATAGAGTATATTATGGATAGGCGGTTTAATTTTACTGGGTGCGGATTTGCAGAATCTCCAGATTTTGAACCTATATTTATATATAAACCAGATTTATTTTGGTACATAAAAATTCTTCAGGAAAATCGTGGTAAAAATTTAGAAAATATTACTGTTGTAGCTAAAAACTGTAAATTTGATATAACTATTCTGGTAGAAAAATTTGGTATTCATCCGCCTTATATTGTTGATATAGATGACCTATTAAGGCACTATGATGCTCGTATGTCGCACAAAATGAAAGATGTAACTTCTATGTTTGGACTTCAGCTTAAAGGTGATATTAACCAATTTAAAGGATTGCATTACGAAGAAATGGACAGTGTTACTCTACAAGCTCTTGAAGATTATGGCAAAAACGATGTTGAGATTGAAGCTGCATTATTTACTATCCTTTTACCTTTGCTCTCTAATCCATCCATTGAAATTCCTGTTGCTCGTCACACACTTGAACTTTATCTTCGGCCTATTTTTTCTGTTGATTTTGACTTTGCCAGAGAACTTTCTAACAAGATGTTATCTGAGATACAAAAAATAAAATGTAAAACCGGATTTACAGAAAAACAATTAAGTGGAAATCTCAGTTTTGTTAAATTATTACAAGATGTTTTACCCAATAATGAAACTATCCCTGTTAAACCAGGAAAACCTACTAAAAAAATGATTAAGTTATTGGGTGAATCGAACGTAATACCTGCTTTTGCTAAAGATGACGCCGGTTTTCAAAATTTATTAGTGCATCAAAATGAAAAAATACGCAATTTATGCGAAGCACGACAAGCTGTGAAATCTTGGCCACTACATAGAAAACGTATTCGTAAGATATGCGAGCAAACAATTGTTTCAAGTGGAAAATTAAGGGTTCCATTAAATTATTATGGCGGACATACGGGTAGATGGAGCGGTGGAGAAAAAATTAATCTTCAAAATCTTGGTGGACGTGGGCGTGCTGGACAAGGAACACACCCATTGATTCAAGAAATGAGAGCTTTATTACAAGCTCCAAGCAATTTTATATTAGGCATAGCCGATTCATCACAAATTGAAGCCAGGATTTTAGCTTGGATTGCAAATCAACATGATTTAGTAGAAGGATTTGCCAATAATGAAGATATTTATAGTAAATTTGCTACTGAGCTTTTCCAAACATTAGTATATAAACCAAAGGAAAGTGACCCACCATTAATTAAAAAAATGCTGAAAATTAAACGTGGGTTTGGAAAAGACGCAATTCTCGGTTGCGGTTATGGTATGGGAACCAATACATTTTTTCAAAAATGCTATTCAAACGTGAATTTAAGACCATATTTTGATTCAGGTGAATATGATTGGGATTTTATTGACAATCTTATTAGGACTTATCGTATAAAATATATCAAGATTCCTGAATTTTGGAAAGTTGTGGAAAAAGCATTTAAATGGGTAATAAAATACCCACATGAAAAAGTAGGCGTCTCCGATGTGGTTGATAAAAACATGATTGTACAAAAAAGACGTTTAATGTTCTGGAACAATAATGGAACTGTTTGTATCCAACTTCCATCAGGACGAGAATTGATTTATCGTTATTGTGCTCTAAAACACACTATCAAAGGTTCACAAATTCGATGGCGTTGGGGACATTTGTGGGGCGGCAGCATAACAGAAAATATAGTTCAAGCTATAGCAAGAGATTTGCTGGCTTGGTGGATTCTTGAAATGGAAAGAAACGGATTGCAAGTAGTTCTTCACTCTCACGATGAAATTGTTTGTATGTTGGCTGAAAACGATATTTATGGGCTTAATAATATGATAAAAATAATGCGTAAAGGGCCAGATTGGGCTAAAGATTTACCTTTAGATGTTGAAGGATGTTTATCAAAGAATTACAAAAAATAAAAATTGTGAATAAAGTTTTGAATATGACAAGTAAACAGACTAAAGCCCAACAATTTAGTGATTATGCTGACGCTTTTAAGTGTATTAGAGAAGGTAAACCAGTAAAACGATCAAGAGCTAAAGATGGTAGTGTGCCGACACATCCCGTTGTAGAAGTATTGCCGCTATGCGAATCTGAAGTTTTGAAACATTGTTTAAGGTGGTTGAAACAGCATAATATTTTTTGTGATCGACATGATTCTGGTGCTGGTGATATAAGTGGTAGTGGATACGCCACTTATGGCATAAAAGGGGCTGGTGATATTGTTGGTTTGTTGCCAAACGGTATTCATTTTGAAGTTGAATGTAAAGCTGGTAAAGGTGGTAGATTAAGTGTTAAACAGCAAAAACGTATGGAAGGTGTTAGAAATAATAATGGCTTATATTTTGTAATACACGGAATTGAAGAATTGGAACATTGTTTTAGGAATTTTATATAAAATGGAAATCAAATGGGGCAAAAATCCAGAATTTACTTTTATTGTCAATTGTAGTATTCATGTTATCTCCTTCCCAACATCTCCAGAACACTCCTGCTTTAATTATGGTTATGTGGCTATTCCTTTTGCTTTATCGTGGTGGCGTTCAATTGATGCTGATAACAACAAGAATTACGAAATTTCTTTTGACTTTTTATGTTTAAGATTTAGTTTTGAAATGTGGAGATGGAAAAAATGAAAAAACAATGGCATTTATCAGCTTCATTAATTAGTGCTTTTAAAGCTTGTCCAATGAGATGTTATTTGAAATACGTTCTTGGTATTATACCAATAGAAGATACTGATTCTCAACGACAAGGAACCAATTGGAACAAATGTCTTGAAATAATGGGTATGAAATCTGGCCAAGTGTGTCCTGAATGTTCAAATACGCAAAAAAATATGGAATGTGTTCTGTGTGAAGGTACAGATATTTTACCAGAAAATATGATGGATGCTGTTATTAGACATTTAAACAAAACTTATGATAATATCCCAATATCAAAAACCAAAGAAGAATGGCTTACTGAACGTGCAATTCTCCTTTATAGTTTAGCTGGATATAATTGGAATTATTCTAACGACAATTATATTGTAGTAGCTGAAGAAGTAAAATTTAGTTTGCCTTTAAGGAACCCGTCTACTGGCAGAGCATTGCCTAACGTAACAATAGGTGGTATTATAGACAAAATTGTACAAAGTCCAAATGGAAATTATTATATAGATGAACATAAATCAACAAGTAATTCTTTAGATCAAGATTCACAATATTGGAATCATCTTAATTTAGATACACAAACTCGACTTTATCCTTGGGCTGCCCGTCAAATGCAACTAACAAATGATTTAATAAATTACGGACTTTCACCTGATGATCCATTAATTTCTGGTGTTAGATTTGACGCTTGGCATAAGCCACAGATAAGACCAAAAAAACTTACTCAGGCTGAAAGTAAAAAATTTGTAGAAACTGGTGAATATATGGGGGAGAAATTCAATATAAACCAGCATAAAAAGCCTGGACAAGAAGTTGAACCATTTCTTTTCATAAATGGCATTAAAACAAAAATTGAGTTCGGGGCCAAAGAAGGAACATTTGCGATCAGAGAAACGCCTGAAATGTTTGGCAATCGTCTACTTCAGGATATAGGACAACGCCCGGAATTTTATTTTGCGAGACGAGAAATTAATAGGACAGAATCAGAATTAAAGAGATTTGAATGGGAACTATATAATATTTATAAAGCTCTTAGATCTATCGAAAAAACGAACACGTGGTGGATAAATGAATTACAATGTGAAGCTAAATATCCATGTTCTTATATTCCAATTTGTTACAATAACATAAACATTAATGGCGGTTGTATACCGGAAGGGTTTAAATGTATTTTTAAAGGAAAATAAAATGAAAAAGCCAAGTAAAAAAGAATTGTTCGATGCTGCTTATGTTTGTACTAATTTAGCAAATCATGTCGAAGAAATAGAACCTTTCGCAGTAAACGATATTCGTTCACTTAAAAGTGCTGCTGAAATATTGGATGCTTTTGCTGATGACGATTATGACAGTGATTATGATTATGATGATTGTGATGGTGATAATGATGACGGTAATGAAGAAACATAAAAAACACGCAAGCATTAAATTTGGTTCAAAAGCAATTTTGACAATTTGTGAAGATTTACTTAATTTTGCACTTTTTATTGAAGAAAATGATTTAGCCAGTGTATATGATACTAATTTGATAATTGGAGCATCACATACTATGCACCAATTCTATTTAGACAACAACACAAGGAGCAATAATGATACAAAAACCGAGTAAACTACATATTCATTCTTTAATGCCGCCATCAATACCTGAAGTGAAACAACCTTTAAAAAAAACTAAAAAATTCACGGTTGATTCTTATGCAGACGTTAAACGTGGAGAAAAAATTATTATTTACGGGGATACAGGCATAGGTAAAACCTCATTGTCTTTACTTGCTCCAAAACCAGTATTTCTTGATCTTGATGAAGGCGGATCTGAATTACGCAATCCGTTTACTGGAAAAAAACTTGATTATATTCAAGATATTAGAAATTTTTCTGATGTGCGCTCTGCGTTGCAACAACTTAGCCTGTTTGATAATTTTAAAACAATAGTAATTGACAATGCTACAATACTTCAAGATTGGGCGGAATCACACGTAGTTGATACAATAAAAACAGATAAAGGGGCTAAAGTAAAAAATCTCTTAGGCTATGGATACAATAAAGGATATAAACATTTATATAATGTAATGAAAGGACCACTTCAAGATTGTGATGAGCTTATTAGGCGTGGTTTTAATATTATATTTGTTGCTCAAGCTGCATTACGCAATGTTCCAAACCCAAGTGGAGAAGATTTTTTGCGTGCGGGATTAAGATTGCATGTTGATAGAAGTTGGGACATAGAATCACTTTATTGTGAATGGGCAAGTCACGTTCTTCGCATAGATTATTACGAAGCCTTCGTAAACAGAGATAAAAAAATTAGTGGTGATACAAAAAGAGCTATATTTGTTCAACCAGAACTTCACTTTAGAGCTAAGTCACGTACAATGCAACAAGAACTTATTACGTTTGAGAATAAATCAGACGATAGCTTGTGGAAATTCATGTTTGGAGAAAATAAAAATACGGAAAAATATTAATAAAAATAATTCTTGTAAATAATGGGTAAAAACAATGGCAATACAATCCAAACATAAAGTCGGTCGCAATGAACCGTGTCCATGTAGATCTGGTTTGAAATATAAAACGTGTCACGGTGATCCATGTAAAATAGCA